ACTATTTATTCCCGAACTACGGGCGGCAGGGGCAACAGCAGGCGCGGAACGCTGTTGTCTGGATTGGTCTTTAAACTTGTCTGGAAAAGTATTCCTAACTCGTTTGTCAAGTTCAGTATAGTACTCATCTGAACTTGGGTCAACACCTTCTTGTTCAACAAGTGTTTGGTGTATGCCCCACGCAGCATAAGTCATCACGCGGTCTTGTCCAAACCACGAGTTTTGCTCTGCCCACTCCTCTGCACGAGGGCTAGGGACAGGACGTTGAGGTTGCGCAGCAGGTGCTTGCTGTACTGGTGCATTGCGATGTTGTTCAACCGCTTCTTGCTGCGACTGCAACCAACCTGCTACTTGACGCTGCTCACCCACCAAGGCAGACAAGCGCTCTTGCGCTTCCAACTCAGTGTTAATGTCGTTCTCTTCACGCGCTTTGGCAATAATTTGGCGCAACTGTACCTGTTGGGTCTCCAAACGTGTTTTAGCTTCGTTTAAGCGGCTGTAATCCGTCTGTACAAGCTTTTGCTGGAGGTTCTGCGTTTGGTTCTGCAGTCCTTTAGCGTACTCAAGGGCTGCCTGCTCACGGCGCTCGGCCTCGCGCATGCGCGCGGTGAGTTTAGAGATGCGTTTTTGAACACCTTCACTAACCTCATCCAATTCATTTTTAGGAGCAGAATCTTGTTCAGGCTTTTGGAAAATATTAGCTTCTGGTTCAGGTGCCGCAGGACTCTCGTCGCCCTCAGGTCTGTCAAAGGTTACATCTGTAGCCTTTTCATCTGCCCCAAGGTCAAACTCAAGCTGCGAATCGTTCATTACTTGTGTCATATGCTTCCTTACATGTGCAGAATGTCTTCTGGGTCCTTAACGCGGGCCAGAATTTCGTCATCATTGAGAATACGGATCTCTCCGCCATCAATGCCCATACGTGCGCCAGCGTACCGACCAAAAATGATCCAATCGCCTTCTTTACACCAAGGACCGTCCGGAAACTTGTCGGTGTCTTTGTAAGCGAGTGGGCCAACGGCCAAAACGTATGCGCAAGTGGTAGTGAGTTGCTGTCGTTCCAAGGTTTCTTCGGCTAATTCAATGCCGCCCTTGGTTTTCTTAGCGCCTCTGTAGGGCAAAACAACAATCCGCCAACCTGTGGGCTGTGGAAGGTGTTCCCTGATGTTTTCGATGCGTTGCTCTTCTTCTGCCTCTTCAATCTTGGCAGCCTCAGCAAGAGCGGCTTCAAAGGCGGCTTTTTCAACCGCTTCCTCAGCCCATCGCTTCTCTAATGCAGTCATTTCCATCTGTTTGGTCCTTTATAGATCAGAGTTCTTGTTCAAGACATCCTGTATGGCTTCCTGAACAAACGCATAACCCTCTAACCGGCCCATCAAATGTTTGTACTGCTCCATCGATTTGACATTGCCGCTGCTAACGAAGTCTTTAGTTTCGTTTTCAAGCCTGCGAATGGCAAATATAACTTTCTCTGCAAATTCAAGCATGGATAACTCCAATGAAGCAGACAGATAGACCCCTGTCCGAAGGTTACGTGCCCATTATGCACACTTTTACGCTAATTTTACCTTTTTGAATGCATCTTTTCGGTAAACATACGTTACGCGTGGGTCATTTTGTGGTGTTTTTACACTTTTTGGCGCTCCGGACATCTCCTTGGGCGCTTTTTTAGCCTTTTTTGCTGCTTTGGTTTGCATTTTTTGCTCCTTGTTGGGCATTTCGGATTGCATCTTGAGAATTCTTCTGTGCAGCAGCCTGTTGTTGCAGTGCTAAACGTGCAGTATCAAACTGAACGTCAGCTTGTTCCTTCTGTTGATCAAGGCCAAGGCGCTGTTGGTCTATCTGCAGCTTAGCCTGATCGCGCTGAGCGCTCTGTCCAAGCTCTTGTTTCTTCAATTCAACCAGTGGATCGGTCTGTGGGCCCATCAATTGGTTCTGCAAAGCCTTGACCTCTTGGAAACCTTGCGCAACTTTGATTGCAATCATCGCCTCACGCTGCAAAGATGAGATAAGTTGGTCAGGGTCTGTGCCGTACTGCTGGAACAATTCTGCTTCCACTTCTTCTTCCGCCTTCAAGCGGATGTGATCAAAGATGTGCTTCTGCAAAGTAACCGCCACGTTAGGCATACCCTGCATCATCGGGCTCATACCAAATAAGATATGGGTCAGAATGTGTGCATCGTGCTGCTGGCCGGCAAAAGCTTTGAGTGGTGAGCCATCGAGCGCCTGTGCGTTCTCGCTTGCAGGATCCTTTGGCTTATCTACCTGCTGTGTGTTCAAGATGGTGTCGATATCACGCACACCAATGGCTTCATACATGCGGCGATAGGCCTCATACATGTTGTGCATCTGCGGTGCGCTTTGAGCCAGTTGCAACTGCGTCTGCGCCATCGTGATACGCTGGGCAACAGAGAAGATGTTGGGATCAGAAACAGGCAAGACATCGATGCGGTCATCAAAGTCACGTGCCTTGATTCTGCGACTCTCGCCGGGCACATCGTATGGGTACTCAGCAGGCAAATAGTCTGCAAAACCCTTGGCCAGCAATTGAAATTCCATGCGCTGGCTGTAGTGCAAACGCTTGTGAATTGCAGACATGACCGCACTGCCTTTTTCAAGCAATGCAATCGTCGTTCCAACAGCAGCATTCTGGTTGCTGTCACCAACTTGCATGTCGGTGATGCTTGCCAAACGGCGACCAGCATCTACGCAGAAACCAAGCAGCGCAAACAAGGTCTGGCTTGGCTCTTTGTATGGCAATGGCAACAAGGATGCAGACAACTCTGCACCACCAGCGTCCATGTCGCGGAACTCGCCGGGCGACAAAGGTGTATCGTCGTTTGCAATGCGCGCGCCCTTGGCTTTAAAGCCTGCAGGCAAGTTAGCCAGCGTTCCAGCGTCAACCAATTGCTGCAGTGCAGAAGTAGCAGTCTTTGTAAGACCACCAACCAAGTGCAAAAAGCCCAAGCCATACGCTCCGGGGCCCTGCACAAGCAAGTAATGCACGTAGTACTGCTTGCGTGCAAACAGAGGATCGCCCTCTTTCCAATTACGGCGCACACCCACAACAGACTGAGAGATCTCGTCAATCGTGACGATGTAAGGCAGCTTAATGCCTGTCTCTTCGCCGTCCTCATCCTTGTGCTCAAAGCCGCGGATATCCAGATCAACCAAGAACTCCAGCAAACAGATTTCTTCTTCCACACCAGTAGGATCAACACCTGTAGTGCGGTCTGTTTCCTTCTTGATAATGCTCTGGCCCGTCTCTGCAGCAGTCGTCATCTGCGCTGTATCCAAGTACTGACCACGGATTACTGCTTTGCGGTAATCGTTGGTGGACATCGGAACGCGGTGCGTGATCCGCTGGCATTCGCTCATTACCGATGAGCCTGTATACGGTATATACAGATTATCTGGCAGCACCAAAGCGCTTACCATGCGGCCCTTGGTCTCGTCGTAATAAACTTTCTTGAATGCCGAGCCACCAAAGCCAACATAGAACAGCAACTGGTCAAAATCAGGGGTGTACTCTTCCATCACTGTTGTGATTTGGTAGTTCATGAAGTCACGCACGCGGTCCGCTTGCATCAACTTCTCACGTGTCTCTTTGCCCAGCACTTGCGTGCGCACGGGGCCGCCCGCGGGCATCAATTCCTTGAGCGCTTGGGCTTGGAACTGAACAATACTCTCTGTCAACAGAGGATGCTGCACGCCGCACGCGCCCTTGAACGGCTTGGTACGCTCTTCAAACGTAAAGCCCAGCATCTTCATGCCCTTGCTGTACTGCTCTTCCCACTCCTTGCGTGAAGATTTGTCAGCATCAAACAGCGACATCAAGTCAGAAGAGATAAGCTGCAAGACATCAGGCTCAATGACCTCGGCTAAGTTGCTGTCATAGGCAACATCGTCGTCTTCTGCGCCAATATTCACGACCACCGCACCGGTTTCTGCGTCAAACTCAATGTCAATATCCGAAGGTAGCTCGTCTTCCATCTCAATGGCGACATCGCCACCGGGCAAGTCGTCGATTGTCATGTTCTTTTCAATTGGCATGTTGTGTCCTTACAGATATCTGCGGTTATCAGTGGGCTGGCGCTCGATCATACCCCCATGCGCTAGGTTTATGTCACCCCATCCCGGAGGATTAGGCGGAATAACTGGGGCAGGAGGTGTTATGCCATTGGTGTAGTTGTATAGCAGGTTTTTAATTGATGGTGGAATAGATTTAGGCTGCAATGCATCAATTAAGTCTAGCATTTGCTGTGGGTACTGTTCTGGAACCACATTCCCCGTGCGAACGCCGTTGCCATTCATCTGCGTAATGGTGTTTGCCTTGTTGCTGTATTTTGGATCATTTGCAACCTTAGGTGTCACAAATTCCACGTTGTTAACAGCGTGGCCGTTTTGATCATACAAACTAAACAAACGAACTTCACCATTTTTAAGCGCAGTCATG